ATGGGGTGACAAATTCGACATCAACATCAGTAAGGCAAAGCGTCTCGTACAACTTGGTGGAGGAGACCTCGATGACCCTGCGCTTCGTTCCGCTGGTATGGTCAAAATGCTGGCGCGGATTGCCGACACATTGAGCGATGACAAACTCGTTTCTTCCGATTCCGCCGCCACAATGATGGTGGGAAAGACCCGCGCATTTGACATTATGAAAAATCCCGACAACCCGCTTCACAAGCGATACACCTCGGGGGACAAGGAGATCGCCGCCTTGGTCACAGACTTGCTGAAATAATTGGGTTTGCTCTGGCATCAGCAAGAGACCCCGCCCTCATAGGAAGGCGGGGTCTTTTTTTATTTGACTCTCTTTGTATTTAGGTGTACGCACACCTTAACTTCTCCGAAGGACAACCAATCTTTCGGCCCATGTAGGGGGGGTTGACCCGCGATAACGAATCCCATTCGGGACAACTCGGGCGAGCGGAACAAGCAGTTCAACTAAACTCAACTCAACTCTTACCTATTATGGCAAATCTCACTCAAATTCCCGATCACTATGTGATCCAGTATGAAACCAACTGGCAAATGCTTCTCCAGCAGATGGACTCCCGTCTGAAAGAGCGCACCAAGATGGTTCAAGCGAACGGCGCGGCTATTCGTTTCAACCAGATGGATCAGACCAGCATGGATCAAGTCACGGCTCGCAATCAAGCGACCAACAATAAAGACATCACGCTACCCGCTCGGTGGGCATACCCGCTCCCCTACGATGTCAGCAATTGGTTCGACGAGTTCGACAACACTTTCCTCGGGAATGTTGTCCTCCCGACCTCGGAGACCATGCAAGCTCAAGCGGCGGCATACGGACGCACTTGCGATTCCGTTTTGATCTCTGCTTTGCTCGGCAACGCAACGATCACCAATGTCGCCAACACCTCGGCGGGTTTTGGTCTTAACAACACCACCACCACGATTGCCCTGCCCAACACCCAAAAAGTGGCGGTCAACTATGTCGGCGGCGGCGGAACACCCACCAACACCGGCTTGACCATCGCGAAAATTCGCGAGGCAAAGCGTGTTCTCGATTCCAACGAAGCTCCGATGGAAGACCGCATTCTTGTGGTTTCCTCAAAAGAGATCGCCGACCTCCTCGGCACTCAAGAAGTGACCAACCAACTCTACAATAGCGTTCGCGCCCTTGTGGATGGCGAAGTTGATTCCTTCCTTGGGTTCAAAATCGTCCGCACCGAACTCTTGCCTGTTGCGTCGAACATCCGTTCCTGCATCGCTTACCAGAAGAATTCGGCGGTCATGGTCGATGGCGGTCGCAAGACATACATGGACATCTTGCCCGAAGTTCGCCACTCACTCCAAATCCGCTCAACGGCGGTTGTGGGTGCAACCCGTCTCCTTGAGAAGGGTGTGGTCGAGATTCTCGCAGATACCACCAAGTAAACTCAAAGGTGGGGGTGACCTCGCAAGGGGTCACCCTCACTTTCTTATTCACACATGGATTCGACAACTATATGCAACCTCGCCCTCGCCAAAATCGGCGACTTGTCGATCATGTCTCTGGACGATCCGACTCCCGAGGCGCGTTTCTCTAATTTATTTTACATCCCCACCAAAAACGAATTGCTCCGACTCCATAACTGGAATTGGGCAACCTCTCACTCCAGACTCTCCGCAATTTCTCCCGATCCTCTTTACGATTGGCTATACGCATTCGCCCTGCCTGTCGATTTCGGGAGAATGCTAATTTTCAATTCTTTTTCACCGGCAACACCCATGTTGCCCTACCAGATTGTAGGCAATCAAATTTACACCGATGAATCCGAGGCGGTGATTTCCTACATCCAAAATATCACCGACGAAAATCGGTTCGACCCGCTCTTTGTTGATGCGTTGGTCTACCGACTCGCATCCAAGCTGGCACGACCTCTTGCTGGATCGCTCGACATTGAAAAAATAAACAATTCTTACTTTGAAAAAGCACTTGCCGAGGCGCGGCGAATTGACGCCGGTGAAGGAATACCACGCCGCAAAATGCAATGGATCGATTCTGACCTTGTCCGTTCCCGCTACACCGGCGTTGTATGATCAATCAACTGATTTCCAGTTTTAATGCAGGGGAATTAAGCCCTTACCTTGAAGCAAGGACAAATCTCGACAAGTACAAAAATGGTTGTCAAACCCTTGAAAACTTCCTGCTGACCCCTTACGGCCCCGCCAACCGCCGAGCAGGATTAGAGTATCGGGGAGCGGCAAAAATTGCCGGTACTCGATGCCGACTGATCGGGCTTAATCTAACAGCAAACGACCGATACATCCTTGAAATGGGGGTTGGTTACATGAGATTTTGGAAAGATGGTGCTCTCATTACAAGCGGCGGATCGCCGGTTGAGGCGGTTGCTGTCAACTGGCAAGGGAATGTCATCTCCCCTGCACCGGCGGCAAAGCATCCCTACACCGAAGAGCAACTCCGAGATGTGGCGGTTTTACAGGTCAACAATGTGGTTTACTTTGCCCACAAGAGTCACCCACCCCAAAGGCTTTCCAGATATTCCGACACAAACTGGACAATTGGAGAAGTTCCTTGGTCATGGGCGGCTACGCTCGACCAGAATACAACCAACACAACAATCGCTCCGAGCGCAAAAACCGGCAATATCACCCTCACCGCATCCACCCCTTTATTTTCAACAAACCATGTCAATGGTTTCTGGCAACTTGATCACTCCGTAGAAAAAGGAGTCCTTAATGTTTCGATCAATGCCAATCAGACATCGGCAACATTTTCGGTGCTTGGAAAATGGCAAATACAATCCTTTGGATCGTGGAAAGCCGAAATCCAACTTCAAGCATCTTCTGACAACGGGGCGACATGGGAGACTCGCCGAACCTATATTTCGCAAGCCGACAACAACATCATAAGCAACGGCGAGGAAATTCAAGAAACGCTTTTCCGTTTTGTTATTTCGGGGTGGGTTACCACAACTTCCGCAACTCCTCCGCGAATTCAGATGACCGAAATTGAGCCGGTATCTCGCGGGTTGGTTCGTATCACCGCCGTGACCGGCACTCCCACTAACGGATTATACACAACGGCATCTGCTTCAGTAGTCAAAGCACTTGGATCGACATCGGCAACTTCGATGTGGAATGAGGGCGCGTTTTCCGCACAACAAGGGTATCCCAATTGCGTTGGACTGCATGAATCACGACTAATTTTTGCAGGAACAGAAAAATCACCAAACACCCTGTGGGGGTCAGTCTCCAATGACTTTCAAAATTTTCGCAAAGGGGCATTCGACGCTGACTCATGGGTATTCACCCTCGCCTCGACAACCGGCGGAAGGATCAACTGGTTGGTGAGCAAAACCGCATTACTCATAGGAACATCTCTTGACGAGTGGTCTCTCTCTGCTTCCGAGTCAAGCCGCCCACTAACGGCAACCAATGTGCAAGCTCAAGCCCAATCTCAATACGGCTCATCCGCCCTGCCTGCACTTATTGTCAACGACACAATCCTTTATGTGCAACGGATGTCGAGAAAAGTTCGCGAACTTATTTACACTTGGTCAAGCGAATCGTGGATTTCCAACGACATCACCGCACTCGCCGAACACACCACAAGAACAGAGATTCGCGAAATCGCATACCAACGAGTCCCCGATGCGGTCTACTGGTTTGTTCGCGGAGACGGGCAACTCGTTTCGATGACTTATGAACGCGAGCAACAAGTAGTGGGATTTGCCAGACACATTACAGATGGAGAGTTTGAATCCATTGCAACCATTAACGGAATCAATGGTGAAGACGAGGTGTGGGTTTCGGTAAAACGAAAAATCAACAACGCATTTGTGCGCTATATCGAACGATTTCAAATCAACATGAGAAATTACCTCGATACTGGCGATAAAGCGAAATGGTTCTTTGTTGATTCTGGCAAAAAAGCCGAGCCAACTTACTCGGGGGGAGTGCCTGTCAGCACATCAGTTATCACAGGTCTTACCCATCTTGAAGACAAGCAGGTTGCTGTTTGGGCGGGAGTATACAACGCCAATTCTGGCAAGATAACCTATGGAATCGTTTCGCCGGTAGTCGATCCTGTTACTAACCAACCGAGCGCAGTAAACAACGGGCAAATCACTTTGCAAGAATCTGTTTGTGCGTGGGTTATTGGGTTGCCATACACTTCCCGCCTTTGCCCGATGCGAGTAGATCAACAATTGGCAGACGGGACATCGCAGTCGCGCAAGATGCGAATACCCCGTCTTAACATAAAAATCTACCAATCCTTTGCTGGAGAGTATTCTTCCGACCAAAAAAATTGGTTCCCGATGGTCGCGAGAAGAACTGACGACAATATGGATGATTCACCGCCGGTGCAAAACGGATGGACAAGGATGTACTTGTCCAGCAACTGGCAAGATGGAGTGGACATTTTTATCCGCCAGCAATTGCCGGTTCCGCTCACCATTGCCGCACTTGTTCCCGTGTGGGAAGCATCGGAGGGACAAAATTGAAAACACCGGCACAACGCAAAAAATTTGCCAAAAAAATCGACGCACTTGAATGCGCTCTTATTGAACTTGGCAAGGTTTGTCCCGCCGTGGCGACAACCCATCACACTTTTGTGGACGGGATTTATATCCGCGAGTTTTTCGCAAAAGCAGGGAGCGTCATCACCGGCATCACCCATCTCACCAGACATCCATTTGTCATCTCCAAAGGAGTGGTCGATGTGGTTAATGAATTTGGGGATGTGACCCGATACATTGCTCCCTTCACCGGCATCACAGAAAAAGGCACACGGCGAGTCCTGTTCGTTCTGGAAGACATTATTTGGACAACATTTCACCGCACCAACCACACCGATCCCGATGAGTGGGCGCAGGAAAACACCATCGTGGAAAACAAACGACTCCCATTTGGCTACCAACCACAAGGATTGCTTCACAGAAAGGAACTAACCGCATGAGTTACTGGATATCAGGGGGGACTCTTCTATTGTCAGCAGTAGGAACGGGAGTGTCAATTTATGGTGCAAACAAATCGGAAAAGGCACAAACAAAGGCGGCGAAGGAAAATGCTCGCATCCAAAAAATGCAAGCAAAGGCGACCGCCGCTGTGCAAAGGTTTCAAGCACAACTCAATTACAAAACCGCAATGGCTCAAGTGCAGGTTTTTAACAACAATGCTGTTGTGCTTCGCGACCAAGCACGATCCACCGAGGCACAGGGGTTTGAAGCAATCAAGCGTCTCGTCATGCAAAGTGATCAAGACAAATCGGCGACTTCCGCTTCTTACGGGGCATCGGGAGTGCAAAGCGACACAGGGTCTCCGTTGGTGGTCGAGGCATACAACGCCGGTATGGCACAACTCAACCGAATGGATGCCGCTTACAAAACCAACCTCGATGTGCAGGCAATCGATTGGGAAGCAAAGATGCAGACCTACCAAGCAGAACTCACTAAGGAAACCTCCAAACAATATCTCTATGCCCAACAAATGGCTGATTGGACAGAAAAGACAGGAGTTATCGCGGCAAACGCTACGCAAATGGCAAGCAATTCTATGGCAACCGCATCTTTGATTTCTGGCTACGGCAATGCGGTTAGCAATTTTTCCTCGGGTCTCGCTAATTCCGTTCAACTTTACTCAAACCTTCGCGCCCCGACGGCGAACAACAATGTCGCTTCGACAACCTCAACGCCGACTGCCCGACAATAACTTACTATGGCACGAATCCCACTTGCTGAAATTCCGAATGCTCCGATGGGTGGCAAACCTGCCCTTGCCAACCCGCAATTCCCGAGGGACGAGGTAGGAGGACAGGCAATCTCGCAAATTCGCGAGGGATACCGAGGGATGATGGTCGATGCCCGAGCGGAATCGGCGATGGGCAATGCCATGCAAAATGTCGGCGCAGACATCGTTCAGACCAGCAATAACCTCGCCGATGCCACAGGGTATTACACCCGTATGGTCAATGCGGAGTCCACCGCACAATTCCTCAACAACCTCACCGATCTCCAAGGTCAGATGAAGCAGGAATTGGCGGGTGCTAACCCGTCAATGTATCCCGTCATTGTCAAAAATGCTTACCACACCAAAGACGGGCAGTTGAACCCTGCTTTGTTTAACGGCATCTCTCCTTTCGGAAGACGCTATGTCGAAGGAGATGCCATTCGGGCGGCATCCAAGGACATGGCGGAATACTCCCTCGCCGCACACATCGCGAGTCTTGAACAGGACGAAGGACGCAAACTCGCTTCATTGCAGACCATGATCACCTCGGGGCAATTCGATGATGCCGCAAGCATGAACGAATCTTTGCTCACGGCACGGCGGATTTCCCCGAGCCAATTCGCAAGCACCAAAGCATCAATTGATGGCGCGAAGGACAATCTCACTCTCATGCAAGCTATCAACGCCGATCCTGTGATGATGGCGCAGAAATTGGAAAAAGCATTCGTAAGCGGAACACCAATCCCAGACATCAAGAACATCTCGATTGAAACCTATCCCCGCTATGCAAAAGCCGCTGAAATGGCACACACGATC